ATAAGCGATAGGAGTTCTTGAGTTTCCTATCAAAGTTTTTATCAAGAACTCCACTATTTATACCATTTGCGAGTTGACAAGGCTGTTCAACATTCCAATATTTCAAACAGCATTCGTCAAGATGTTTTTGTATATCACTAAAAGGAATAGAATCATCTATTGGTTCTATTCCAAATAGTTTTATATTAGCCTTTTTCCAATAATTCTGTTCTCTATTGAAAAGTTGAATTTCTTTCATTCTTGTCTTTTATCCTCTATTATTACGGTTATATTCTTCACGCCTTTGTGCGATTTGCTTCATTTGTTTGCTCACTAAAGTAACCAAATAGGCATTTACAAATGCTTCGGTTGTGATGAAAAACTTACGGCAATCATCCACAGTCATTGCGACTGTCAACTTCAGGTCAGGCTGTCCGTCAGGCTGAATAAGCCCTGTCTGATTTAGCTTTCCCTTGCCCATAGAAAGAGTAAGAAATACTTTTTCTCCCGACATTCCGAGAGAGATGATTCTACTTTCAGGCATACCGTTGTAGTTCTTGCTATTTGCAGTTCCACCCATTGAAAGGGTTTTATTTTGCCCCGCAGATGCAAGTTCTTTAAACATTCTACCAGATTTTACATCTTGCGAAATCAGCAGAAAATCATCGAAATCTAAATATGCTTGAACCATTTTACCAGTAGCATATTCCACCGCACGAATACTAACCTTTTCAATATTAAAGGAATCCATGTGTGTTTCTACTACCACTTTTGAAGTGCTTGCCTTTGCAATTCTGCTCATCTCAAAATCATTGTCTCTTTTCATAAAATGCTCCTATTGAAGTGTTACATACTAACCGTGGTGTTACGGTTATTTCCTATATGTTTCTATGTATATATAAATATTATAGCATATCCTTGAGCGTTTGTCAAGTATTTATATGCCAAACTTCTTTTTAATTGAATCGAAGTTTATATCAGTAGACTTTTCCTCCTTTATCTGGGCTTTCGCAATTTCGGTAAGCATATTCAGATATAAGGTGTCATTCTTTCCTTTTATCCATTCGTGTAATATTTGTCTTAATTCAGAAATATGAATAAGTTTTGTTTGAGAACTATACCATTCATCATTTCTTATTATATTAGTTTCATTATCATTTACAATACACACATATCCTTCGACACTTTCAAAAGGAATACCCGCATTGTTTAATACTCTTTTCCATATATGCGTAGATGGGTGTACTTCTAATACTTCTTTTCCCTTATCATCTACAATTATTCCATCTTCTAACATCAATGGTTTTTCAGGTTTTGTTTTTATATTCTTGGCATCCACAACCATTAAATGCTGTCCATATACCAATAAAATATCGGTGTCTGGAATATAGTCCAAATCATTATTTTCTTGTTCATAAGAAAGACTTGCAAATACTACAAGCCCTCTTAATTCTGCATCGTGCTTTAACAGTCGAGCAAGATAATCACATATCTTTTTTTCCCCTTCTATACCCGCTTTTGTCTTTGCTATTTGCTCTTCCAAATTAGCATCTTTCATAGCCCAATCTGCGGGGTTAAAGACTTTGTTATCTCTTTCTTCTTCTAACTTGGCAAGAGTTAGCTTTAATCCCAATCCAGGATTTCCAATAACAAATTGTCCGTTAGCAATATGATTTCTAACTCCAATAGCTAATGATTTGTCCTCTTCTCTTATCCCGTCTTTATTTAATAACATATTCCCCTCCCATATAAATTAACTATCTCTAAATGTGAGTTTTCCATTACATCTATTACATTTAATGGTTGCAAGAATGCCAAATGGAGAGGGAGTAAAACTATAAGTATATATAGCATTACAATCCTTATGTGTTTCTAAAAATTTATCTATTTCGTGTTGTTCTGCCGTAGTAATAAGAAAACTTGAACGCAGTCTATTTTGATAACATTTTAAATCTGCTTCAAGTCTTTTTATTCTATTCCCAAAATATGTTCCTTCTATAAGCTGTTGTTTTTCTTTTTCTAATCTTTCTACTTTATCTGATAATTCTTTAATCAATCTTTGAGAATCACAACACATATATTTTTCCCCTTATTCATCAATTTCACAAACTCTCACTTTTACTATTTCAAAATCACCACTTATGTCATACCATAAGTTTTTGCTATTACTATTTATAGAATCTTTAGTTCTATTGGCATACAATAATGAATGATATATGAGTGCCTTTCTTAATTGTATGTCTACTTTATTCATTCCGCAAAAGTAATGTCCTTGCGAGTTTTTCAGTACATATCCAAAATCTTCAGTCATAGTCGCACCTCACACTTCAAGAATTGTTCTTTGGTCATGTCGTTTATATCTTTGAGACCATTATATGAAGAATAATCAATCTCCATAATAAGTTTATTTTTAACACTCTTTCTTATAGCATTACGGGCTTTTCTTCCACCTTCATCATTATCGGTTGCAAGAATGAGTGTTCTACATGGTAAGTTGGACAGCATTTCCATTTGTGGGGCAGAACCTACACCATTAAGAGCAACAGCATATTTACCCCAACACCATATAACAAGCGCATCCAAAATACTCTCACATATATATACTGCATCAACAGATGTACCGTTTTTGATTTCTCTTAATAATTCATATTCTCCATATAGCGGTTTCTTTGCTCCATAAGGATAAGAAAAGAATTTAGTATTAACACTTCTTCGGGCAATAAATAAAATGCCCCCTTTTTTATCTTTTACAGGGAAAGTAAGACAATCTGTTTGACTATCATATCCTACATCAAATTTTTTAATAATAGGAACAGTTAGCTTTCTTTCTTTCATATATGGGTGTAAAAATCTGTACTTATCTAACTCCGATTCAGGTACATATTCAACTGATTGTTGTGTTGGTTTATTATTATCAAAAGATATATTTACTTTGCGTTCTTCTATATTAACAGAAGAAAAGTTTTGTAATAACCATTTCCATCCATCTTCATTTAGACAATGTGTAATAACATCGGGTAAAGTGTGACTTTCTCGACAGGTAAAACACATAAACAATCCGTCTTTTTCTCTAATCTGTGCGGAAGGTCTACTCTCTTGTCCGTTTTTATGATATGGACAAGTTATCATTATGTGGTCTTTTATGGGACGCACTTTTGATAATAAATTAATGCCCCTCTTGTTTAATTCAACTTGTAATCTTTGAAGTACCTCATCAAGAGAAGCATTAAATTCTACATTTCTTATTTTCAGCATTGTATTAGCATTCTGTTACCATTGTATATATAGCATCTGCAACCGCTTCACTTGGCGCACTTATAAGAATTTCACCTAATTTAAAATCTACGCAGATGTGAACAATAATGTTTCCTATTTCTCCTGAAATAATACATCTGTCCGCAATATAAAGCTCATCAGGTACAGTTATATCATAACAATATAACCCATCATATAAGTTTACCTTATATAATTTGCTCATTAGAATAACAGCAGTATCTATATATTTCAATATATGGGTATCTCTCCTATATAGTGGAATATAGCCTTTAATTACTGTTCCATTTGGGTACTGTTTTATTAGTTTCCCTTCCATACTACCTCCAAGTCATCTGATAGTCTATGTTCCCACTTTTCAAATTCGTCATAAGTGGTATAGTTATCGTTTCCCAATTTAACAAAGCTCTTACCGCCAAACAAAAAGCGCAACAACCTGTTTTCATCACTAAACAGGTCAGTTAAATCTAACGCATCAGCATGGTCTACATATCCAATATTGTCATCGGAATAACGCTCCCACGAAATATTGTGTTTATCTAAAAAATCAAAAAGTAATTGTTCCTTGCCTACATCTAAACACGCTTGGTATAGATAATCCATATTACACCAAACTTCCTCATCATTCCAACCAAAGTCGCCACCTCGAAGCACAACATGGTAAGGAATAATCAAATGTTTGTCATTTGAGATACAAAGAGCGTGTACGGAACTACTGTTGGTTTCAAACGCGCCACTTCTTATATTAATCATTATTCCCTCCTATTTAATATCCCATACCATCATCATAACCATCATAAGAGGTATCTCTCGGCATATATTGAGCGTGAGATTCATCAGACCATCCTGAATTTCCTCTACCCACACATACTACTTCCTTTATATATGTTGGCTGTTCTTTTGTCTTTTTGGATATGGGCTTGGGATTTTTCTTTTTGGAAGTGCCTAATATTGTGCCGAGCATATCAGTTGTTTTAAGCTCAACCACGCCCAATTCACTCGCTATATCGAGAATATGTGCAACCTGTTTAAGTGCAAGCAATTCATATTCGTTTAGCGGCTTACCTGTTTCCATTCTGTCCCAAAAGTCCACCTCATCATTAATAGACAGCGGAATTATGGAATGAATAAGCTCGTATATTTTAGCGATTGTCCAATTATCCATATTGGTTTACCTTCCCTACAATATTATTTATTCGCTAATTGCGTTATCTTTTTCCATCTTTTCAATCTTTCTTTTTAGTACCCATAAAACAATGTGGTCTACTAAACCAAATGATACCATTGTAATAAGAAATACATACAAATAAGGAGTTATCTCTATTTTCATATAGGCAAGAACCGCAAAGCCTATAATGAACAAACACATCACGATATAAAGAATAAAGTTTAAAGTATCTTTAACCTTAATATATTTTTCATTCATCAAGTAGACACACCTCCTTGTATGGCGCACTATTTATATAAATCTTTAGGGTATGTATTGGTGGGTTTTCAACGCCCCGCATGGCTTTTGTAATAGTGGTTATATTGGATTCCGCTATAGATGAAAGTGCTTCTGTCAATATAGAAACATCTACATCCGTACAGTTTTCCTTAACATAAGTCCTTTTAGCTACTTCAATCGAACTGCCATCAGCCATTATATATATTTTAAAAATGAACGCCCCGTTTTCTTTGCTACCACTTATAAACATTTCAAGCTGATGAAAGTTTGGAAAGTCAGGTGTATTTGTAACTTGTTTGATAATATTCGAGTTTATATCTTCTTCTGTATTTATAACTTTGTCTATATAGTTTTTCATAATATCCTCTATTCTATGGTGCGCTTATCATTTTCAAAAACTTCATCAAACTCACAAGCGCACGATATATATTGTTCTCCACATATAGGACAACGCTCCATATCACAACCTTCATGATGATGTGAGCCTATTGGTGCGCCACAGTCAAAGCATCTGCCGTTTCCGTCTGCTTCTTCAGTATTAACAAGCAATCTCTTGATTTTCTGTTCATTATGCACAACAAACTTTGGAACACAACCGTCCCCTGTTAGCATTTCATTTTTACAACATAAACAAATCGCCATAAATAAAACCCCCTTGTTTTTATAGGTTTATTTTACCATATAAATAAAAGATTGTCAATAAGTGAATTACAATATATATAGTAAACAACAATCTTGTTATATTAGTCTTGTTCTTCTTCTATTGGCAACATATATAATAAATTAACTAAATATCCTAAACATTCCCACGCCCGTTCAGTCATAGGGTATTTTTCTTTCTCTACATCATAACTAAAAATGGTTAGACTATATTTAATGGTATCATCTTCACTTATGGCAGATAGTTTCCATCTTTCAGTAGGAGTAATATGGGCGTTCCACAGTTTTTTCCAATAAAACCCAACTGTCATTCCATAAGCAATCTTATATAATAACTGTTCAATAGTCATATTTTTTATTCATCAGATGGGGCTAATTCAACTAAATCATACTCTTTTAATTCATCTGTATTAAGTATGCCGTCTAAACAGATAAACAACCCAAGAGTTCCTTTTTGATTTTTACCCTCACGAGTTTCTAAAACATGAAGGTCTTTTGGTATACAACCTACGCCTAATCCGTGTAAAGTGAAATACCAATATCTTCGCTTTTCATAAGGTATTTCATCCGAATATCTTATAATTTTCTCCATTTAAATAATCTCCATTATTCAATTTTTCTCATATAGTAATACAGGACGATAACCATGTCTTTCTACACAAGCACATAAAGTATTTGTGGTTCGAGTTTGGTATCTTTCGTCCGTATGAATATGCCCATAACAACTCATAAAGGGTAATTTGTCAGATAACAGCAATGGTGCGTGACTCATTACATAAAAACCATCATAAATGATTGGAAAACGAGAGACCGTATGAAAACCACTTTCTTTATAAAAATTCTCTTTCCAATTATCATGGTTTCCCAATACAAGGATTTTCTTACCATTCAATCTTCCTATGATACTTCTTATATATTCCTTATTACCTAATCCAAAATCTCCTAAATGAATAATAGTATCTTTGTTAGATACAGTTTCATTCCAATTTTTAATAATG